TTATTTTTATTTGATTTAAGTGACATTTCACAAGGTACTGAGCCAATTGAATCCCATAAGAATAATAAATCATAAGGTAAATTACCTTTCTTTTGCTCATCAATTAAATCTAAAATAAAACCAGAAACATCTTCAATAGAATTAATAGTTTCTCTATCTACATAAACAAAATTACCTGTATAATCTAAAACTTCACCAGTATCTTCATCAACAACTTCATCTACTTCTAATCCCATTTGGATAGCATGCTCCCAATTCCATTTCATTTCTGTGATAATGAATACAGGAAGAACTTTACGTTTTTGAGCTGACACAGCTGCTTCTAAAAGAGCTGTTGTTTTACCTGTATCTGAATGACCTCTAAGTAAAACAATATGTCCCATAGGAATACCTGGAACTGATGTAATCTCTTGGTATGCTTCAGAAAGTGGAATCCATTCTTGTTCTTTAAATTTAGCTTTTGATGTTAGTCCTTTTTTAGATTTAAAACTTTCTAAATTAAAATTTGCTTTAATTTCTGAGGAGACTGCCTCCGATAGTGATTTTTTCTTTCTCGCCATGTATTTTATTTATTAAAATGGTAAATCGTCAGATTTCTTATCATCAGAAAATAAATCATCAAATTGTTGTCCTTTTGATTTTTTAGATGCTGATGTATCTAATGAATAGTTTGATGTTTTATCACTATCAAATGGTACAGCTGGTTCTGATGAAATTGAACCTTCTTCATCCCCACCTTCTGGTGAAATAAATTCTTGTAATGAAGCTTTCATATCATCATAAGAAAGTGGTTTAAATACTTTCATTGGGTCAGCTTGATCATTTAGCAATGTTTCAACAACTTTTTCATCATCAGATAATGTTGATGTTTTTAAAGATGGTCCAATAGATGTTTTATTATAAGGTGTTCCTGTTACTTCAGGTCCTACAGTAGATAATTTAATATCTCTACCTCCTACAATATCAGTGTAATCACCAATTTCTTCATCAGCCGCCATATTTAAAAATTCTTGATAAACTTCTTTACCAAATTGCCATAGCTTAACACCTTCAGCTTCTTGTCCTCTTACTACAACTGGTGCAAATATACGAGTTTTAGGATCTAACTTTTTAGCTAATCTCCAATTTTCTCTATCATTTGTTTGACGTAGTTGTTTTGCAAAATCCATAATTGGATCTTTTTCTCCCCAATTAGATGGTGAAGCCATTACTCTTTTACTACCAATTCCGTAATAAAATTTCATTTCTGTAAAAGGGAATTTTTTGTTGTATTTGTTAGGAACAACTCTTACGACTTGTTTACCTACTGAAGGTTTCCAAAATAATTGTTTAGATTGACCACCTGTGTTGTTTTGCGCCTGTTTCTGAAAATCATTAAGGCGTTGTTTAATTGCATTTAAATCCATGTTTTATAACTTTTTTATTTAATAACTATATTAATATACGAACTGCTATCCAAACTACCAAACTATAGTTCAATAATCTTGAATATTTTTGTTTTTAGTTGCTTTAACTCATCATGTTGAGTTAGGAGAACTGTATTCCTATAATGTTGCCAATCAATAGGAAATTTAGTATCAACTACTCCCCCATTTAACTTTTTAATTAATTCATTTAAAGCATTAATTGTGTATAATGTATTAGTATCTTTTTTACGATGTACCATAATTGTATTTGCTGGTAAGCCTTCAGTATTACCTTGCTCTATATTGTAGGTACAAACATATTCGTCATTGCTTTTTATATGCAATACAAATATTTTTTTATATAGAATTGAATAAGTTGTAGATATACGTTCTAGTAATTCATCTAACCCTTCAAGTGTTGTAAAAGTACAAAATAATTTGTTATTCAAATCTGTAAAATTTAAGTTATTCAACTCCTGAAAGTCGTCTACAGTATACATATTAGCATATTTATTTGAAATTGTAAGTGTCTCCATAATTAGTTTTTATTTGTAACTTCTTTTTATTAAATACTTCTTCTATTTTATTTAAAATTTCTTTTTCATTACTATCAAAATCAAACAAAAACGAATCGTAAGTATAAAGTACTAACTTTGTTTGCGTGTTTTTTAGCAATTTTAATATCTCCCATAATATACAGACGTTATATGATGTCTCCAAGTTTTGTAGTAGATAATTTAATAGTTTTTGGGGTTTCATATCTTCTAATTCATCTCTAAAGAAAATATGCTTAGAAATAGGACATTCAATGTAGCCTTCATTTTGAAAATGAGCCCACAACTCATCAGTATATACTTGAACTTTTTTAAAAAATTCCAGATCTTTATATTGATCAAATACTCCTCCGTATAGTTGTTTAAATGTTAATTCTTTTGCTTTTTTGTAATCAACTCCATACATTTCCGCAAAGGCCATGTGAATGTCTTTACCACCAAAATCATAATCGACCAACTTAGCCAAAAGAGTAGGATGATAAGCCCCAATGTCAAACTCAATAAAAGTGTTATTACGAGGGATAAAAGAGTTTCTGCTCCCGTTGTCTTTGTTAAGCGCGGCATAATTTACTCCTTTAAATTTATTGCTTGGTCTTCCTGTAAGGGTTTTAAAGTTGTATTGCGTGTAGGTGATGTCTCCATCGATAGCGTGAAAGTGCGATTCAAATTCTTCTCTATTAATTCGTATTCCACTTCGCTCCAAGGCGTTGAATACCACTGTAGTTTTTGTGTTGTTAAATTCATTGATTGGTATATTTATTTTATCTTTTAATTCATTATATAAATTTTCACAATACTCATAGTGTTTAACAATTGGTATTATTTTATTTACATCTTTTTTCTCCTCCATTTTACTATAAAAGTAGGAGTGGGTTTGTGTCCATTGTTGTATATACGTATGAGAGTTTAGTGTTATGTCGTAAAGAGTTTTTAGTGGAAAATAATGTAAAAATTCCTTTTTATCACGTACATATAGTTTATTATATTTGTTTAATACGTGTTTAACGTTGTTTATATCAACAGTTAATGTTTCTCCATGTGATATGGGGATAATATATCCCTTAGTCGCTAATAACGGACGAATATAAATGGCACATACTTCGTTTTTTGTAGGATGAATTCTATTATTATATGGAATAATCTCTACAAATGCCTCTTTATAACTACTTTGATAAAACGTCTTTAATTGCTCTTTAGACTCAACTAACCAAAACATAACTTTTATTTTGGATTAATATAAGAAACTAAATTAATTAAACCAAATTATAAGTAAAATTTTGTAAAATTAAATTTTAAAAAACTAGCTAAACCTATTTTTCCGTTTTTTCTTTCTTGAATAAGAATTATATTGTTATTTGTTTTTCTCACTTCTTCTTCATTACCTGTTATAGTCCATTGAATTTTAAAACATTTATAGGGTTGCCATAAATACTCAGCATCTTTCTTTTTTAATTTATCGTATGTTTTTTTATTTAATTCTAAATAAATTGGTTGATTAACTTTTACACAAAAATATCTAGTAAATACCCCTAACTCATAATCATCTATAGTTGGGGTTGGGTATGATTGGTTAGGTAATAATAATCTTGTTGATTGATCTAAATTAATTTTTTGAAGTTTAGCATAATCTACTACCATACCTTCATCATATCCTGGAGTATCTAAACTATTAAATATAGTTGGAAAATCTCCATATGCTATTTGACTTTGAAGAGCATCTGGTTCAAATGTTGTTGCTGTGTCTTCTACTTCTACTAATTCAACATTAGGTGGATTATTTGGTGTTTTACCTGAAAAATACTTTCCATCAAATTGTTTATAGTAAAATCCCCTATAAAACTCTTGAGTTTCTTTAATCATTAGCTTATTATCGCTAGTGTATTGATTAGTTAATATTCTATTCTTTGGTATATACATCTTATGCTGTTTCTGGGGCTCTAAATATTAAAATATCCCAATTATCACTTTTTCTTTGTTTATACACCATATCAGTGTTGTAATTAGTTTGTGTTGAGGTTGACCATCCTGAGGTGTTTATATTACCTACGTAAATTTGAGCATGCCCATATACATAATGTGAATTACTTCCAGATGATGGTTTATCATTAGCATAGTAAACTACTACATCACCATAACCCCAAGTTGTATTAGCTACTGTATCTATACATTCTTTACGTGATATACCTGTTGTTTTTGTTTGATTATACCCTAATTTAGTTAAATTATTAAAGAATTCGTTATTTTGGTTAGCATTACCTCCAGCTGCTAATTTACTTCCTATATCAGCTTGTTCATTAGCTAAAAATTTAGAATATGCTCTTGCTAAGTTATATGTCCATTGAGCACACATACCACTAACAGCACCATCTCTTTGGAATACAGCATTATATGCTTTTTGCATTGCATCAAACCTTTCAATTGCTTCGGGATTTAAGGATTCTGGTGGGTCAACTATTGATTTAGGTGGCAGTGGTTTTGAAGTACCGCTAACATAGTTTTGAGTTGTTTTTAATGATTTTTGTTCTGTAGGTCTTTTTACTGCGCCCTTACTAGTATTCTTAGGGATTGATAATGTATCTAATTTAGTTATCCAAGCATTAGAATCAATACTATGGTTTACTCCTGTTACTTGTAAATCTACATTGTCATCTTGATAAGATGGTGGTAAAATATCATTAGTAATTAAAAACTTTTGATATAATTTAATTCCTGATATTCCATCCATTTCTAATTTTAAATTAAAGGGTAAAAAGAAGGGTGCATCTAATTGTGCTGCTTCTGCTGCTGTAGCATCTGTTAATATTCCTAATAATAATTTAGCATGGGTTTGATTATGTGATGTTAATGCTGAAACATTTTCATCAATAAATTTTAAATTATTATACACATTTGAAAATAAACGAACATTTTCATCTGATTCATTGTAAATATTATAATAAAAATTTTCTACAGCTTTTTCTTGGGAAGTTGTTTCTTTACCTCCTGTTTCTTCATTTGAAACTGATGAGATTTTTTCTTCAATAATTCTATCTTTTAACCCAGCACTATAATTTGAAAAAGAAGTTGCATTTGCTGATATTTGATTTGAATTTGCTTGAGCCCCTATTGAAATCATAGTAGCAAAATCATTAGACAAATCTGCTGTTAAGTTTATGTTTCTAATAAAACTACCATCTACACCGGGTTTTACTCCAAATACATTAAATCTTGTAAATTCTGTATTTGCTGGAGGGTTTGAAAATCTTTGTGGTATTTCTTCTATAAATTGAATTTTTAAACCATCTTGAGATAATTTACAATCAAATTTATTAACACCCCCTAAAGCTTCAATTATACCCTTATTTAGAGACTTAAGAAAATCTAATAAATAAATATCACCTTCATCATCTTGGGGTTGGGATGTAAAGGTTGATTCTATATACTCAGTATTAACCATTATATTAGCTAGTGTTCCTAAATATGGATTCTCGCTTTGGTAAGGATATGAAACTTTATTTAATAATTCATTTAAATCTGTTGATGGGATTGATATTAAAGGTTCAGCACAATTAGTATAAGGTATTAAACACACTTTAGGGTTACCTGAAAACTGTCCTGGGAATGTTAGTATAACATTTTCATCTTTAGTAAGATCATCAAGATTCATATCAAAACTAACAATTGGTGTTTTAGTTTTTTTATTATAAAGTAATAATTTAGATTGAATATAAGCCATTAATGCCCCATATTTCATATAAACTTGAGGAGTTAAGTTATTTTTTTCATCTGTTGCTTCTACAGGTATGGCTAATAAGGCATTTGGATATAGTGGTGTTTTTATATTTCCTGAAGGATCATATAAAGAATCTACACCATAATCTAAAAGTGTTGGTTTCCCATCTACAACTCCTTGTGATGCTAGATCATATATGTTAACTAATTCTGTGTTTAACAATGATTTAAATTTATTAGCAATTAGTGGTGGGTTTGGATTTTCATCTTCTGTTTCTTCACCTTCACTAGTTGTATCTTTATTAGGGTTTGCTATATTCATTTTTAAAGACTCAATAACATCCCCTACTGATGTTAAATTAACTTGACAATCGTAACTTCCATCAGGGTTAAATTGCCAATTAAATTTTGTTATTTTACCAAATACAGCATCATAGTTGTACTTATGTTTAGTTTTTTCTTCATCTATTTTTGTATATAAATCATACTGACTAATATCTCCCTTAAGTAAGGAACTTAAAGGACCTGAATAGAATTGATCCATTGACACTAGCTCATCATTATTATTTAAATATTGACTCCACCCAAATTCTAATAATAAAGTATAGCCTGGTCTTAGATATAAAACATCTAATAATTGAAATTGGGCTTTTGAAAAACATTTAATATTAATTGTTGTTTTGCTTAAAGCACCGTTATTATAAAATGTAATATCTGCATTAGTAATACCAGGCATGGGAACATATCCTCTTTCTGATATACCACCCCAACCATAAGCCCCATTAAAGGGTGATTTAACATCATTTAAACCTTTTTGTAACCCTGAATAACTATCTTCCCCTGTTGATGATACTACACCACCTTGTAATATAAAATTTCTCGCTAACTTATCATCTGATATTTGTTCTGCTGTTAAACCTTGATTTATTAATTTTTGATAAACTGAAACATTTAAGGCAGCTCCATCAGTACCTTTATCAGTTACATTTACTGAACTTGCTAGTCTTACAAATGGGGTTTTATTAGTATAAGATTTAAGATATTTTTCATCAATATTATTATATTGACCCAAAGCTTTTTGCCTTGTTTCTATTTGTAATTTTACATCTGGGTTAAATGGTAATCCTAAAAAATTCATTTGGATTATTGATTTAATAAATTATAACTGTCTACTATTTGTTGTATATTAACTGGTATTCTAATTTGTGATCCTTCTGTTAAAAATAAAGAACCCATATTTACTATGTTAGGGTTTGCTATTGCTATTATCCAATATAATGTAACATCTTGATAAAATTGATTTGCTAATAAATCTAACCTATCACCAAATTCTGTTTCAACCCAAATATCATTTTCATTAGGTAATACTTCAGGATAAGTAACATCTTTATAATATTGAGTACCAAGAGTTCCTACATACTCATTTTCATTTCTTAATTTTTCTATGTTAGCGTATCTATTCATTCTTTACTCCCCTGGAATGTTATTAACTTGATTATTATCTCCATCACCTGTTGCTAGATATTCTCTATAAGCTGTAGCATAATTACCTCTTGAATTAGGAGCATTTGCTAATGCTATAAATCTAGAATCTGGGTTATTAGCATTATTTGGTTTTTGTGGTAGGAATGTATGAATAGGAGTGAACGAAAACCCGCTTACTTTAACCATATGTGGAAGTTCTTTAACTGATGAATCAACCCCACCTTCAGCATTTATAGCTATCTCCCAAGGTGCTTCTTGAGGAACATCATAAGTTAAACTAGTTATAAATCCTGGTTGTTCATATAAATAGCCCCCTATTGTTAATCTTACTAAATTACCTCTCATAAACCCAGCTTGAGTATAATCAGGAGCTAAAGTAGATGCTAAATAATTTAATTTTTTATGCATTGGAATTAACTCTGCTTTTGATTGAGCAAAGCAAGTAAACCCTAAATTTACAGTTCTACCAAATCCTCCATAATTATATAAAGTGTCACCTCTACCTACATAATTAACATTATTCCAAGTAGATGTATATGAATCACTAAAAGAGTCAATATGAGCTCTAAAATGCATATAAACTGCTTCTCTATTAGCACCATCATTATTAATTGCAGCTATTCTAAATTTAACTAAATCGTTTATAGCTAAATCAGTATTCGGTCCTGCACTTGTATACATGGGTTGAGCAGTAATTTTATCTAATGCTGTTAATTCATTTGCTGCTATACCATAATCCCAAACGTTTTTATTTCCTTCATCTGTATTACTTCTTCCTGGTTGACCCATGTTGAGTCTTCTATCCATGTTTTTAACTTGATAATCTGGTGATAAAGACAACATTGTTGAGCTTTGATTGCCTCCTGTTCCATCTGCATTTTTAGCTGCAGCACTACCTTCATTTGGACCTGTGTATAATTCTTTTCTAAAATCTTGTGGATAAAGAATTGGATCTCCTTTACTTACATTTTCTTTATTTTGTAATTGGTTTAAATTGTATGTGAGAGATCTAAAACCACCAATACCTACCAAATCACCATTATATAAAACTTTAGGATCAGTTAATAATTCATCACTAGTATCATAATCATAAGAAAATACTGCGTTATTGCTAGTTTGAATTAATCGTGCCCCACCTGAACCTGCATATGATGGTTGTCCAACAGCTGAAATATAATCTCCACCCATTGAATTTTGAAGCATTACTTTTCCTATAGGAGAAGATTGATTTAAACCTAAAGCTGCAAGAAATTTATCTGTAGCTTTTAATGAATTAATACTTAAAGGAGTTAATCCTAAGTTTTCTAAACCATCAGCTGCATCTGCTTGATAACCTTGGTAACCTACTTGGTATGCTTTATTTAAAATACCTGCTCCTTTTGCATTTGCAGCCCCTGTTCTTTGATCTGCAAATTTAATATCTGTTCTACCTATCCCTAAAACAGCTCCTGGACCTCCACTGTAAGAAAAAATATTTTGATCATTACTTGTACCTTGTTCTTTTGCTCTCTTATTAACAATTACTAACCTATTTCCAGCAGATTCTTCATTAAATGCTTTAGTAGCAGCTGTGTATGTATTTATTCCTAAATTTCCACCAAATAATGATCCTTCTACAACTCCACTTATAGGTGAAAATGGATCTATACCAAAAAGATTAGGGTGAAATCCTAATCCATTGCCTAAAGCAGCTGCTAAAGTACTTACAGGAGTATAAACTCCTTGATTTATATTACCTCCTCCTGTTATTTTTAACCCTTCATCTGAAGGATCAAAAAAATAAGAATCTATTCCACCCCCAGCATATCCTAAACCATAAGATGCTGGTGTTTTAACTGATGTCCTTGATAATAAATTTTGTTTTGCTAGAAATTTTACTCCTGAAGCTCCATCTATCATGTATTTCCCTAATCTAGCTACATCATCTAATGCATTAGATACAGATTTTAACCCACCCCTAATTATAAAATCAGGACCTGATCTTACTGGGAGGTCATCATTACTTAGTCCATCGGGAATATCAGTAGTAATATAAGGTTGATTGCTGTCACCCCCACCACGTTCATCTCTTCCCCAAGACAAGGATTTTAAATCTGTCTGGAAATTAATTAAAGGCATACTTTTTATTTAAAATGAAGCTCCTTCTGGTGTATTATTTTTAAATCTGTTTACTGGTTCTTGATAAGCTCTTGCTGATTCACCTAATTGTGAAACTGCAGGTACATTATATCCTGTAGCTCCTGCTCCAAAATTATCATAAGCTAGATTTGCTGTAGCTGGGTCTCCTTGATTTGAATATTGGTTGTGAAGAGTACCATTAGGATCATTAACACTAGCTTGTGGTTGAGGACTAGCTGGTGATACAGGGTAACCTAAAGCTGAACCATCAGTATCAAATTGTTTTTTTATTGAATTTGCCATAATTTTAATTATTAATTGTTTTATTATAAATATTAACCTATTCTAGAAGTCGCTAAAGCCATTGATCTACCTGCTTTGGCCCCATCAATAAATACATCTCCACCTTCTTTAACAGCTGATATTAATTCTTTTAATAAAGTAGTAACTTCATTATTATTACTACCTCCTCCAAGATTAGTACCTCCTATTAATAAATCATCTTTATTAAATTTTATAGGAGCTTGACCTGGTCTTAAAATAAAGTCATTTACTTTTGTGGCTTCATCAGCTGATGGGGATACTTCTATTCCTTTTTCTTTTGCAATTTCATTTAATCTTTCCGCTTGTCCTTCTTTATATGAATCAGCAACTTCAACTGCAAATAATGAGGAAACTCCTCCAATTAAACCACCTACTACAGCTCCAATAGCTGTACCTACTCCAGGAATAATAGAACCAATAGCAGCTCCTGTTAAAGCTGCACCTGCTACTACTCCAGCTTTTTCAACCCCTGTAACTTGATCAGAGGCACTTTCTGCTATATTTAATTCTTTTTGGCTAACTGAAGATGGATCTGCTTTTGCTTTATCTTGTAATTCTTTTTGTATCCTTTTTGCTTCTCCTTCTTCTACAAAACCTGAAAATAATGAACTATCAACTAAACCTGCTAAACCATCAGCTAGTTTATCTAAAACACCACCATCAACTAATCTTGAAAATGCATCTTTAGCTTTTTCAAGTGCTTTATTAAATTTTTGAGTAGCATCTTCTTCTTGTTTTCTAGCATAAATCTGTTCACCTAAAAGATCCCTTAATTCTTCTTCTGATTTTCCTGCTTTTTGGGCTGCAATTCTTATTTCAGCTAAAGATGCTGTTTTAATATCAAATTCTTCTGAAAGTAAGGACATTCCATCCTTTCTTAATTTATTTTGTATTTCTAAATTTTTCTTAGCTAATGCATCGTTTTTGGATTGTGTTTCGTACATATCCGCTAACTCATTAACTTCCATTCCAACAGCTTTAGCTAAAGCTTGACGTTGGATTATATTCATTGCTAAGAAATCTTCTTGGCTACCAGCTTGTGCTGAAATTTCTTTCATTAGGGTTTCAGTATCACCCATTAATGCTGCTTCTCTAGCTCTTTCTAAATTTAACTGCTTTCCAGTTAATAATTCAGCTGCCATTTCATTTTCAATAGAAGATTGGAAATCTAATAAATTTCCAGATATCCCTTCCATTTGAGACATATTTAAACCTAATAATTTAGCTTGAAATACTGCTTTTGCTATTGCTTCAGTACTACCACCAAAATTAGCTCTCATATTTCCTGATATACTCGCTGCCTCTTCAATAACTTTATTTAAATCTAATTGTAAACCTGATTGAGCTGACATTACCCCTAAGGTACCAAACATAGATTTATTCATTTCCTCTAAAGGTACACCAGTTTTAGTAGATTCTAAAAATAATTGTTTTGATGCTTTTGCGCTTAAACCAAAATTTACTTGCATTCTAGCAACTTCAGCTACATTCATAGCTGTTTGTTTACCAAAATCTGAAGCTAAGTTTAATTGCATTCCTAGCTCTTCATTTATACTACTTAAGGCTTTTTGATATGCACTAGCTGATATAGTTACATTACCTTGTGCTTTTTGAACTTCATTAAATTCTCCAACTATACCTGGTATTGTTGTTGAATATAATTCTTGAGCTGCTTCTCTAGATATTAACATATTTCTAGACATATCAGCTGTAGCTTTAGAAGCACCCACCATAGCATCAAAGAAGAATTTTGCTACTTTTACTATAGCTGTGAATATAGCTAAAGGGCCCATTGCTTTTGCAATCACAGGACCTAATGATTTAAACCCTGCTTTAAAAGCTGACATTGATTTTACTGGGAGTTTACCTACTTTGACTTGTTTAGCATTTAAACCTGTTTTCTTTAAAGCATCTTGTATACCAACTCCATCTTTTCTTAACTTTTTAAAATCACCGAGTTTTTGATTAACAAGTTTATTATCTATTTTTTGTTGTTTTGAAATTCCTTTAGTACTTCCAAAAGTTTCTTTATTATATTGGGATTGTTCTCTAGCTGCTTCAGCAGCTCCTTCAAAGGGTTTTGAAAAATCTTTAATTCCTAAAAGTTTAGAAAGTTGACCTGCTGCTCCTGCTAAACCACTAAATGATTTAACCCCAAAATTATTACCAATCTCTTCAGATTCTGCATTTATGTTTTCTAAATCTGATTTTAAAGATTGTGCTTGTTTAACTTGCATCCCAATAGAGATAGCAATATCATTATTTACTTTTCCTCCTTCAGTATATAATTTATTTTGTTGAGCTGTAAGTAATTGTATTTTTTTATCTAAATCTGCTTGTAATCCTGTTATTTTAACATTAGTTTTAGATAAACCTAGTTCTTCTTTACTTATAGTAAAAGTTTCTTCGGATATTTTAGAAATGTCCTTAGATAGTTTTTTAATGAGTCTTTGCTCATTAACTTGGAATTTCATTTCTTTTACTTGATCCTCAATAACATTAGCTATATCTTGCTGATCATTTAAATTTTCTGCTGATATTCCTCTTCTTCTTTGGAGAAGCTCTACTAACTCCTCTTCAAAAGACTTAGTTTTTTGGACTTCTGAATTTAAATCTTTTTGATTTTGGACATCTTGTTTACTAGCACTCATTCAATAATGATTTTATTATAAATATTAGAAAATGTTATTTCTTTGATATTTTAGTACTATAGTTAGGAGTTGGTCTTTTTAAACTTTTAGATGTGGGGGGATTAAAACCTTTTTTAGGTATATTTGGTTTACTAGGAGAATTTAAATCTATATTAGTTCCTTTACCTTGAGATGCTTTTTTATTAGCTTCAGCTTCTGCATCATACCATTCTTTTATTTTATTAAATGAAAATTTACGTAACCATATAGGCATATTATAAACAGTATCATAATCATAGCCTCCTTTACCATGAAATACTACTTCATGTATATGATTAAATACTGATGCTCTATAACGTTGGACCTCTTTTAGAGATCCGGCCAAAAAAAACCTAGAGAAATTGGAATTTCAATTTTATCACCATCTTCTGTAGTATAGGTCAAATCAATATTAGGTGAAAGATCTTTAATATAATTTCTTAATGCTCTAGAGTCTTGAGCTAATATTTGATTTTCAACAAATGATTTAATATTTGATTTATCATCATCACCACTAATAGATACAATTTGGTGTTTTAACCTAGTAGTAACTTCACCACCACCTAAATTTTTATATTTATTTAAGGCTTTAAGTTCATTAGCAATTTTATCTTCATCTTTTTCTGTTAAAATTTTGAATTTAATTTCAACTCCTGATTTAGGGAAAGTAAAACTTAATAAACCGTCTTCATCTGTCAAACTTTCATCAAACGGTAAAGAATCTATAGTTGATAAATCAACAGTATAATCTTTATCTTTAATTGTAAACTTATATTCAGAACCATAACCTAATACTCTAGCAGCTAAAAACATTGCATTTTTATCTCCAGTACATACATCTTTAGTATCAAATTTTTTCATAGTTAATGCCTCCATTAACTTTTCTAATACATTTCCTTTAGATATTAAATTTTGATTTGTTAATATATCCTCCTCTTTAGCAGTCATATATTTTATTTCAACTTTTCCGCTACGTAATGGGTGATCTTTAGGATAGATTAGTCCTTTTGATGGTAAATCTACAGTTTCTGTGGGGAATTTAAATTCTTCCATATAAATTTTATTTAGTTATAACTTAATTGTACGTTTATACATATCAATATAAAAAAAAGCTTGACCGAAGCCAAGCTATTTTTAAAAATATGTTGAATTTTTTTAGAAATTCAATACGCAGTAATCCATTCCGATTGTTAAATCGATGTTTTGAGCTTCACCATCAGTGTCCCAGTTCATGTCTGCAAATGATCCATCTTTAATAAATGCACCTTTTATAATCCATTCTGATACTACATCACCTACTGGTCCTAGTACATCAATTGTTAAATCTTTCTTATAGAAATCAGAGTAACCAGCTCTACCTGTTACTGATTCATAATGTAATCTAACCCATTCCATTACTGCCTGAGCACCTGAAGGAGTAATTGGATCAAATAATTGCATTGTGATGTCATTCCATCTCAATTTACCTTTTACTTTTCTATAAGTGTTAATATGATTTAATACTATTTCGTCCTGTGCAAATCCTAATCCACTTATACCTTTAATAATATATGATGGGATACCGTCGACGTACATTACAAACCTATTTGCTACTTTGGGCTCAAAAGCTGTGAAAAATATTTCGTTTGGGTCTAATACTGCCATTTTGTGTTTTTATTTAATTTTTTTATTCAGTTATAAATATTATATTCTCTAATTCTTATGCAGGGAATTCAGCTCCTGTTGGAAGAATGTTGAAATCTAGGTAAATGAATTCTGCCGTTTTAGTAGGTTGTATGTATATAGCACCTCTTAATTCGTTTCTATCAATTACCTCAGGTCCATTATTTGAATCATTCATAACAACTTTAAACGCGTATAAACCTTGTCTTTGTTGTACTGACTCTAGATATGGATTAACTTGTCCTAAAAATACATTTCTGGTAGCTGCTGTATTTTGTTCAAATACTAAATTATCAGATATTTGTGAAATATAATTTTTAAGTGCAATTAACAATCTTCTAACATTTACTCTATCTAAAGCACTTGCTTGAGTTTGTAGAGTTTTCTGTCCAAATACTACAACTCCTCTTCCTGGGAATGTTGCTATTGGATTTACTTTACCTACATATAGAGTATCTCTGTTTGCTTGAGTTAATTTTCTTTCTGCTTGAACTACTTGACCTAATCCACCTCTGTTTATACCTGCTGGTGCGAACCATGCTTCTGCTGTTCTATCATTAGCTGCATAAACTCCTGGGATTAATGTTCCTGCTGGTACCCAAACTCTTTGTGCTGAATCTGGATCTGTTACCATACACCATGGCCAATATGACGCTGCGTATGATGTGTCTTTTGATGCTGCTGTTCCAACAATTGCTGTTATAGATGAATCATATAATTCAAGATCTAATATTACAATATTATCTCCTCTATTTTCAGTATTTGAAACTAAAGAATTTAATGGTGTTGAGAATGCAGATTGAACTAATCCTGGGGCTGATATAATATTATATTTGTAATCATCTTTATTAGCTAATAAATTAATTGCATCCGTGTAATTTCCACCTAATAATCCTTGAGAATCAAGAGCTGAAATTTTATCATAATATAATCCTTTTCCAGTTAATATTGATCCTTGAGCATCTCCAAATGCACCCGATGCTGCTACTGGAATAGAAGCTGTAAATTGTGATTTTGCAGTTCCTGAATTGTCAAAATAATTTGGGGTTTTGTAATGTACTTCTTTTACTCTTAAATATCTTGAAGCGTTTGGATAAGATCCTGTTGTTTGTAAATATGGATCAGCTGTTCCTGCTCCTCTTAATACTTGTGTTTGATCACCAATTATTCTTGAAATGTAATTTGGTGAAGTTGGATCTAATGATACATTATTAAAACTTTCAAGAACTGATTTTGCTCTTGTTGTATCATTACCTTGTCTTACTATTACACTAAATGTACCAGATGAAGTATTTGGTGATGAAATTTCCCATCTTAAATTATCTCTAGTTCCATTTGTTAAAGCACCTTGAGAATTTAAAGCTCCTGCACTATTCATAATAGTACCTTGACCTATTGATTCTAATGTGAAAGCATTTGCATCTGTAATATCAGCATCTACTAATGTAAATGTTAAAGCTGTATCTGCATTACCAATATTTGCTGCAGCTACTGTAAGTACGTCACCTACTGCGTATCCTGATGCTGCTGTATTTGCTACAATAGCTGTTGGAACTGCTGTTAAATCTGCATTTACAATTGTTAATATAAGATCTGTACCACCACTTGTTGTAGCACCTAATGATCCAGATGCTATAATTAATGTATCTCCTGCAACATATCCTGAACCTGTATTTGCTACTGTAGCTGAAGTGATTGATGTAGGGCTTGCTACTATAACTGTAGCTGTACCACCTGTACCAGTACCTGAACCACTTGTTAAAGCTACTGTATAAGAAGCTGCTACCATTCCTGCACCTGGAGTTGATTCTGCTAATACTGCACTTTGGCTAAATTGACCACTACCTGATGATAATGTTACATTAACTTTTAATCCTGATGATGAACCGCCTGTTGCATCTACGTCATCGAATTGTCCTGCTGTTGCTCCTAAAGCACCACCAATTCCAGTTCCTGCATTATATGAACCAAATAAATTAGCTGAAGCTGGTATATCACCGCTTTCTTGATCATTAAATATTGTTGATGAAGTTGCTGCTGTAAATGAACCAGAAGCTACTCTAGTAACAATTAAAGAAGTACCTCCATTTTGGAAATAGTTGTAAGCTGAAATAGATGTTAGGAATGTATATTCACTAGTATCATTTGCTGAACCACTTTCAAAGGTAGTACCAAAATTAGCTTGATACTCACTATAAGTAGTAATAAGCTTTGGAATATTTACTTGACCTTTTACTGTAGGTCCAATTATCGCTGCACCAGCTTGTATCGGTTGAGAAGTTATTTGAGATTGATCATTCTCTCTTGCTAATACTCCCGGGGAAATTAATGTTTCTGCCATGTTGTTTAATTGTTATATTTTGATAATAAATATATGAGCTTTTGTCAAAAATTTAATTATTAGGGGAAAATTCACCAGTATCTAAAGAAATTGTTCCTTTGCCATATTTCTCTTCTAATTCTTTAGCTACTACGAGTTCTTCTTTTCTTAAATCAACTAAACTCACTTTTAATTCTTCTTTTTGAGCTTGAAGTTGCATTATTTGCACCTCTATAGCTCCTGTTGTTTCTACTATTTGGTTAAATTTAATTTTTAAATCACTAACCTTTTTAATTTCTTCTTCTGTTAATTTTGTCATATTATACGTATTAAAACTTATTGTTAAAAACTATTATTATTATTCTGGTTGTTGAGGAATAAGTGTTATTTCAATTGTTCCCCCAACTGATAAACCAGCACCATTAAATGCATGTCCAGTACCATCATTAACTAATCTTACTGAAATTCCTGCTGAAGTTCCGTTATTTGTTAAATAACTAACATCACCACCACCAAATAAGTTAGGTGTTTGATTAACTAGTGTAATTGATCCTGATGGATTTGTTCCTATATTCATAGCTCCTCCACCAACACCCAAACAATGGAAACCAAATACAGCTGTTGATTGTAATTGAGCAATTCTACTTGATGGAGTAGCAAAATCTTCTCCTCTTTCTGCACATAATAAATTTACATTCATCTGGCAAGCATAATTCGTATCGTTTCTTAGCTTAGGTATTGGGTGAAGCCCAGCATCAGCTAATGGGGTATATAAAAATATAGCTTCACTTGTACTTGTAACATTTTTATTTTGAATAAAAAACTTAGCTGTTTGAATTGCATTTACAACATTGTTTTCTAAATCTAAACCATTACCAGCTGCAAAGTAACTTCCTGTTGGTGTAGTTATAGCACTTTGAGCATAAACACTACCACTATAAACATGAAGATCATTTGAAGATGAAACTGCTACTTTTGCATTAGCTGCTGATGTGCCACCTACAGCAAATGCAACCCTAGCTGCTCCACTTGTTGATTCATTAGATACATAAGTATCACCTGCAAAATCAAATCTTGTTTGAGTTGCAGATCTAAAAGCTGTATTAGTACCATCATGAACTTCTAAACCTGTAGATGTTGAAGATCCTGATATATATGCCCCTTCATTAGTAGTTGCAAATCTTCTTACATTATTATAAAATAATTGAACATCAGTATTTTCATTTGCAATTAAAAGAGTTTCATCATTATTCATATTTTTTAATATGAATTGATCTGTTTGCCATTGTGTTTTAGCTCCATCCGCACTTTGTGTAAAGAAAAATGTATCACCATCATTATACATTGCAGCTGATCCTAAAGCACCTACAGCATCATTAAAGTGTAAACTACCTGTTATTTTTGTTGTGTTTGATGTTGACTTTCCTAATTCTGCATTGTTTAATGCGAAAAAATTTCCTGTAAGAATATCCCCAGATGCCGTTATATTATTTCTTACCTCAAGATTTCCAACAATTATTGCACTTTCAGATGCTGTTATACTACTTACATCAATTGAAGTAGCATCTACTTCTCCTGTTACTATAATTCCATTAGTGCTTGTAGCTAATTTAGTAGCTTCATTATATTTTAATATTACATTTCCACCTCCACCAGCTGATGCTGTAAAGTTAGATTGTGAAATTGCTGATACATTATCTGTCAATACTAAATCACCTCCTAAAGATACTTTAGAATTGGCTGTAGTTGATAATGAACCTGATATTGTTATAGCGTAATCACCTACTCCTGTAAATGCATTAAAAGATTGAGATACTTGAGATGCTAAAACAGGTTGCCCTGTTGTTACACCAGCATTTGAAAATGTTAATTTAGACATACTATTCTTTTATTTTATTATAAATATCAATAATTTTTTTCTAATTGACGGTTTGTAGCATCTATTACTATTTGAGATTCAATTGATGTAGTACACTCATAATGTCTATCTGTGTCTTTATGTTCGGGGCACCACTCCCAATCACCCGCGTCTAATTGAACTTTATTAAAACATCCCCCACATTTATCTTTTGGTGCTTCTACCCTTTCACAATCTTCAAACTCACTATAAGCTTCACTAAACCCTGATATCATAACAACAGGTGTTCCTAATCCCCATGCTAACCAACTTAACCCACTTCCTATACCAATAAAAGCTTTAGCATTCATTATATCATTAGCTCTTTCACTTAATGGATAATCTCCTGTTTTATCAATTACACCTTTTAAAGTACCACCTAATTTAGAATCATGCCATTTATCACCTAAAGGTTCTTGAGTAATCATTACTACTTTATAACCTTTATTATTTAAATGATCTATTACATCTTGCCAACCACCTTTACGATTCCAATACTTAGCATGAGATGAACCATGAGGTGCTATACAAACATAATCACTATCAATTGTAGATCCTGTATTTTTAAATGATAATTTAGGTTTAATTTCTTTATTATCTAATCCTAATATATCGTATGAAGCTCCTTGTAATGGGATTTTTCTAAAATCTAAAGGATTTCTATTATAGTTAATTTCTTTATCTTTATTATAATGCCAACCAACCTCATACATAGCATATAAATCAAATATTTCTGTAGCTGGTTCTACAAATTCTATTTCTGGGTATGTGCTTTCAAACCATTTATTATGAAATGTAGAGACTACCAATTTACATTTATGTTTTTTTCTAAATTCTTCAGCATATGGAAACCATGCTAAAGTATCACCTATTGCTTTAGAAGCAAAATGAATATACACTTTTTTATCTTCAGCATTATAAAAATCTTCAAAAACTAATTTATTATTTTCTTTATCTGTTACTTGAATTTTATAATCAACAAAATATTCTTTTCCAGTTTTACACCACATATTATTAGTTATATCTGATTCGTATACAACTGTATTATTTTTTTGATCTATAAACTTTACATTATAATTTTTTTTATTTTTACCTAAAACTTCAAATTTACCCCCCATAATATAATTTGATGAAAAGGTATTTTTAGGTAATTTAAATTTAACTGGTTTTTTAATTAAATTATTATATTCTTTTATTAGAATTTCTTTCATATATTAAATTCTTTATTAAATTGTTTTTTATATCTTAAATCATCTATAAAAGCTTGACCATAAGGTAAAATATTTCCTCTATCAAAATTATGTATTTGTAAATACCACCTCATATTATAATGGTATTGATTGTGAGGTTTTAATTTTGCCCTTTCAGTACCTAATATTTCATTGTTCCAAGGATCTTCATTTGGAAACATAATAGATTTTAAATATTCTACATTCCAAATAGCAGCATTATGAGTTAATAACCACACAGAATCTTGTTGCATTTTAAGTACTCTATTACCTCCAATAAATTTATCTGATGTTTCAAAATCATACCCCCACCAATGTAATTTTTCATGTATACGAAGACAATCTGCTTGTTCATTATCCATAAATTTAATAAATTCAGGCATAATATTTTTAATGGATCTTTCAGGCCACATATCATCACACATTAATAAAACATATTTTGTTTTTATTTTATCTAAAGCATAAATTAACTTATTTGAAAAATCATATTTTGTATAATCTGGTTTGTTAATACTTAAAGGAATAATATTTTTATATTCATAATTAAATTTATTATTATCTGATATAACATATATGTTTAAGTCTAGTCCACTAAGAATTTCCCAACTTAATCCTAAACCTTCCCAACAATTAGAATAACTATCACAAGTTGGAATTAAAACTGATATTTTATTTTTTAAATTCATCATATATTTTAAATAATTCTTTTGTTCTGTTTAACCATGATAATTTCTCTGAAGTTTCTAAACATTGTCTTCTATAAGAATTCCAGTTTTTTAGAATATCTTTTAATCCTCTATCCATTTCAAAAATATCACGAGGTGCTCTCCAACATCCATTTAAATCAACTTCCATTTCCCAATCAGCTATAACAGGTAAACCTGCCGACATAGCTTCTAACATTGTTAAATTAGGATGGCCTGCCTCCAACATTGTGGGGTGGACAAAAATATCATGAGAATGAAATAAATCTAATAATTCTGTGTTTGGTGTATCAAATACTAAATTTAAATTAGGATAATTTAACATCCAAATATGACCATTAAAGAAATTTTTATTATTAGAAGGTCCTGCTATTGTAATTTCTAAATTATTTATCATAGCTAAACCTAATCCATATTCAAATCCTTTTCTATCAAATGTTCTATCACCCCCTAACCCATTATTAGCTAACATTAATAATTTTGGGTTTGATGGTTTTTTATTAAATTTAGGATAAAACTCATTTACATTAACACCATGTGAAAAATAAACACATTTAGGATGGTTATCAAAATATTTAACTAACCAATTAGCTGGCATTAATGATATTAAAGATCCTTCTATTGCTTTTAAATTTTCTCTATATACATGAGAATCTTTACCATAATGTAAAACATGATGATCATGTAGTTGGTAAATATATGGTATACCTCTTTCTTGTAAACCAATAGCTAAATTAGCTACATGACAATGTACAATATCAAAATCATCTAATTTAATATCAGATGCCATTTTATGAGTTGAATCATGACCTAATATAGTTTGATTTACTTCAAATTCCCAAATAATTTTTTCTATCGCTCCCCAATTTTTAGGGGGGATTGATAACCCACAAGCTGGGTCTACATGACATATTTTCATTTTAAAAATGCTATATTATTATATCCTTTTTTATCATCTACCCAAATTTTATACCCATTTGAATGTAAAAAGTCTTCTACTTTTATTTCATTAATATCATTAACTCTTTCATAAATAATAACTTTAGGCTTTGAAATTTTGTTAAAATCTAAAGCCATTATTAACTCATCATCTATACCTTCTACATCAATATGTAACCAATCTAAATTATTAAATTTATTTTCAACTAAAAGTTCATTAATACCTATAGATTCTTTTTCAACTTCTTGTATATTAGAATAAAAATTTAATAAATGTTCTTTATCTACAGAATTAGTATGACCTTCACCATCTAAAGCTTCATAAAATTTTACTTTACCTCCTTTTGGAGTAATTAATTTATTTAATAAAGTAACATTTTGATCATTATAATTTTGTTTTAATTTTAAAAATGGATCAGTAGATGCTTCAACTAATAATACTTTAGAAAAAAGTTGACGGTGATATAAATGAACCCATTCTCCTGTTGACCCATCATTTGTTCCTATAGCAACACCTTTAGTATTTAAATTTGAAGCACACCATAAATCAAATGCTATTTCTGATTGAGTTCCATGTTCTAAACTATTCCATTGAACTTTACCAACTTCAACTCCTTTAGATGTAGATATTTTTAAAGTACAACCATCAAACCAATTATGCCAACATTTTCTACCTGGGATTAAATCAACTTCATATAATTTATTATCACCATGAGTTCTAAAAATTTCAACTTTTAAAGGTAAATTATCTTCTGGAAAAAAGAATTTGATATTATCTTTTACTGCTACTTCTATTGTAGTTGATGAGCGCAATTGTGCTTGTGCACCTGTAACCTTTATGTCAATAAATTTATTCATTATATTTTTAAATCTCCTTTAATATTAGTTTTACTAATTTTTTTATCTATTAAACTGTACCCCTTTGCTTGAAATACTAAAGGTTCTTTAAAAAATCCTTTGGGTTCATCTCTAAAGTTGTTAGTTACCCATAAATCAAAAGCATCCCATTTTGAATTATTAATCCTATCGTGTACATTATCAATTTTATTACCTCTAATTATATAAGCATGAGCATCTGTAAACATGCCAGCATCAATATGAGTTTCATATTCATGAAATATTTCATAATTGTGGGCAAAACTAAAGAATGTATAATCTTTTTCTTTTGAAATTTTTATTGCTTCATTTAATTTATTAACAAATTCATTATGGTCTTTTAATAATAAAGCATCACATTCAAAAAATAAATAAACAGTATTATTATCTTTAGGACATGATAATATAGCATCTGTATGTGCTTTAAAACACCCATAATGTCCAGGAGCTAATTTATAATAACCAGGTTCCATCTGAACATCATTTGGTCTATTACAATTTTGTGTTGGTGGTAAATCAGTATAAGGAGTATTAATTACAGATGTATATTCTATATTATCGTATTCTCCTAGTTTGCTGATAGATTCAATTGAACGTATCTCTCTTTCTTCTTCTGGGTGTGTTAATAAATGTACGATTTTAATTTTTGGATAAGATTCATAATTAATTCTATCACCTTTCCAATTAAACATACCATTATTAGGCATTATATTTAAAAAATAATCTTTATTTAAATTAAATTTATGATATTTTACACTTTCTCCTGTATTAGTATCTTTTACATCAAATATGACTGTAATGTTGTCATTTAAATCATATTTTACTAAATCCCAAAATTGATATTTACCCCTAACTTCTAATGTTCTATCAATAATAAGTTCTTTATTTTTTTCTACAGTATAATGAATATTTTTACTTTCTTTAGCATTTGATATTGTTATCCAAGGACAAAAATGATTCTCTACATCTGTAGGTAGTATAGTATAATATTCAACCATCGAATAATCTTCAAACTCAAAATATTTTTCAGCATCAGATTCAAATTTTTCTTTAGGTTCAATATAATTATTAGTATTATTTTTAAATATATGATAATATAAATTTTCTATACCATTAGATTCAGCACCATGCTTACTCATAAGATTATTATATTGATCTTCTGTTTCTATAAAATGACAATTATTTAAAATTGCTTCTGGTCTTGCCGCAAAAAAGTATGTATAATAACATTTACCTTCTTGTGCTTTAAATTCACCAAAGAAAGTATCATGTTTATTTAATTTTTTAGATATATAATCTATGTAACTACTATCTTTAAGAATATAATCAAAATTAATATAATATAATTTTTTAATATCTAACCCTTTAGCAAATGTAGCTGGGTTGTAAAATGAAGTATAACAAGCAGGACCATGGTATCTATCATTGTCTTCACCTCTTAAATTAACATAAGTATCATATAAATTATTACTTGCTGTATATCCAGAGTAAAATGTATGTTTAGTTAATAAATTATTTTTTTCATAAAATACATAATCAACCATATCTTGTAATTCTTTAGGTACAGGACAATGTGCTGATATTATAATTTTTCTATTGCTATTTTTTCTTAATGATTTAATACACTCTATTGTAGTATCTACTACTGCTTGAGTTTTAGGGTAAGTACAAATTACATATGCTTCTTCTTCTTCTTTAAGAATATTAATATCATTAAAGTGTTCTTTAATCCTTAAAATATTTTTATCAAAACTATTAAAATCTAAATAATTAATAGAATCATAACTATCAAAATAATTTTGATAAACCTCTAAATTATATAATAGTTGTGGAATTTGATATGATAAAGCTTCTCTAATAACTAAGGGCATTGTTTCTTTATCATTTTTACTTCCTCTAGATGTAAATAAAAATAAATCCATTGATTGGTAAAAATTATCTACATCTGTTCTTTCATTCCACCATGTAACATTATTTGGTTTATCTTTCATTAATGGCTCCCAATACCATTTAAAATTTTCTGCTTGATTTCCTACACTATGAAACTCATACTCAGGTAAAGCTCTAGCATATTCAAAAAATTCTTTTTGATTTTTACGTGATGTGAATAAACCAATATGTAAAATATGTTTTTTAGTAGGATCTAAATTTAAGCGTTTTAAAGCAATTTCTCTATCAGGTCTAGGAATATATTCAATAGGATATTCAACTAGTATTTTAGGTATATCTATGTTCTTATATTGCTCTATTTGCCAATTAGATACAAACATAAATTTATCTGGAAAATATAATTTATTATCAGTATTCATTGAAGAATCATGTGATGTTTCAACTAAAAAATAATTTCTATTTACATTATATAATTTTTGAGCTATATCATCATCCATAAAATATTCAGGAATTTCTTCTAAATGAATAATATCAGGATTAATTTTTCGAATTATAGTAAATAATTTACTTTTATCTTCATAAAGTGTATAAAAATTTTTCTTTGGAAGTAATTTTTGAATTTTATTTTTAGTTACTACTAGTTTACCTCCAGTACAGTCTGTCCATTCAATTAAATAAATTTCAAATTCACCTTTTAAAAGTTCTATCTTTTTTGTTAAATATTGGGGAAGTCCCCCTGTAGATAGGTGGGGTGCAATAAATAAGAGTTTTTGCATGTAACTATTAATTTTATAAAACTATGTAATAATATAATGATAGTTTTGCTATCATCCAAATTATAAATATAATATTATGAAACTCCTATTACGTTTGCGATATTAGCTGTTGCTACCCCTACAACGTTGCTTATTTTTGCTGCTGTAACAGTATTAACTTGATTGCCATAACCTGCATCCGCATGTGTTAATTGAATTTGAATTCTATTAGTTCCAGAAGTTAAAAAATTAACTCCTAGATAAAAATCTTCTCCAGGTTCATCTTCATCAACATCTTTATCATTTCTAAAAACAACATTAAGATAATTAACATCATTTATATTTGAAACAGCTGTAGCATTACAAGAAAAAGATCGCAATTGATTAGTCCCCCAATTTAACTCACCATAATCAGCTGATGAATATAAAGTTGAAGTTACGGCTGGAAAATCATCTGATGACAATGTTGAGCCATTATTACCAAAAGCCGTACTTTTATACATTCTAATATTACCTCCATTAGTTCCGCTTGAATATACTTTAACTGTAGCCGCTGTAACTGTAGTGGTAACAGCACTTGTATCAAAATAAGCATAAGCTCGAGAAACAAAAAATTGACCACCTCCTCTACCTTCTACAAACCCTGCTCTAACACCTAATGAGTTTGAGGAGTTAGAAGAAACAGTTCCTGAATCCGCTGCTACTGCTTCATCCCACTCTTCGTTTTGAGCTTGAATAAATCCTCTTCCAGTAAGTCCTGTTGTTGCGTATATAGTAGTTGTTGCCATTTAAAACTGTTTTTTGGGCAAATAATATTGTGTGTGGTTAAAATATGTGTTTGATGGAGGAGTTATATTGTGGATATCATATGTTACCTCAGGTATATTATAATAATTATCTGATCCTGTCATTGAATTCCACCAAGTAGCTTTTCCTCCTACTTTTATTAATGATGATAATGAAGATGAAAAATATTTCATATTCTTATCTCCATAAGTATCCATAAATAAACCATCATAAGTACTTAAAGTATCTTTTACACCATACCAATCACCTTCTACTATAGTTACATTAGATTTATCAGCAGCCCATGCTTGAGCTTTTGGAATCATATCTGGGTGGTTTTCTATAATAGTATGTGAATTAATTGTATGTGATTGAATATAATTAGCTGATATACCCATTCCAAATCCAATTTCAAGTATATCACCTCCTCCTTCACATATATAAGCTGCTGAAGCTGACATTAGAGGATTTTCCCAATCCATCATAACTTCAAATTCATTATTTTCTACGTCAGCAAATATTATTTTATCTTCACTAAATGTTAAACTTTGAGATATATAAGACATATTTTATGAATTTAATACATATGTTTTATCTGGATCAAACCAAATTTGACCTGCTACATCAGTTACTTGTCCTATTATTCTTACATAATCACCAGCTGATGTTGGAGCTGTTGCTGTTGGGATACCGTTATCACCTACATATAAAGTATCACCTGTACCTAATTCTCCAAAATTTTCTTCGGCAAATACTATACCTCTAACAAACATACCATTAGTAGAAGCACTAGCACCCATAGCAATTGCTAATGTTCCTGTTGCTTGGTTAGAAGAATCTTTATCTGCTGTTCTCCATATACCATCTTGTCCTAAACAATATATGAGATATGTAGTATTATTAGCTAATTGTGATCCAAAAGTAACTTCATCACCACTAAAACCATCTGTATTTCTTTCTGGATATACTAAATTTCCTGCACCTAAATCAAGTGATAAAGTTCTACTTTGGTCTAATGTAGCACTTGCGGCACCTGCTATTCTTAAAGGAGCTGTAGTTGTTATTGTAATTGAAGATCCTGAACCACCTATTACACCTGAAGATCCAGCTGTTCCTGAAGTACCTGAAGTACCTGATCCACCTGATCCACCTGGTGAACCTCCATTACCTGCTGAACCATTTGATCCTGAAGTACCTGATACAGCACTTGCACCTGATCCACCAACTGCTCCATTATTACCAGTTGAACCACTTGATCCTGAAGTACCTGATCCTTTACTTGCTCCTGATCCACCTGTAGCACCTGTTGAACCTGAAGATCCTGTTGAACCTGAAGTACCTGATAGTCTACTTGCACCTGCTCCTCCTGTATTACCATTAGATCCTGTTGAACCTGAAGATCCACTTGTTCCTGATCCTGCACTTTGACCTGATCCACCACCATTACCTGAAGAACCTGTTGTACCGTCTGCTCCTGAAGATCCTGCTGAACCTGCTGTTCCACTTAATCCTGAAGCACCTGCTACACCATTTGAACCTGAAGATCCACTTGTTCCTGATAATTTACTTGCTCCTGCTCCACCTGTATTACCACTAGATCCTGTTGAACCTGATGAACCTGAAGTACCTGATAGTCTACTTGCACCTGCTCCTCCTGTATTACCATTTGAACCATTTGAACCTGAAGTACCTGATTGGCCACTTTGTGCTGAAGCACCATTATTACCTGTGTCACCACTTGAACCATTAGATCCTGAAGATCCACTTGTTCCTGATAATCTACTTGCACCTGCTCCTCCTGTATTACCATTTGAACCATTTGTACCTGATGAACCTGAAGTATTTGATGATTTACTTGCACCTGCTCCACCTGTAGCACCTGTTGATCCATTTGTACCACTAGATCCTGAAGTATTTGAAGAGGCACTAGCACCAGTTGCACCTGTTATACCTGAAGATCCTGCTGAACCTGAAGATCCTGATGTATTAGATGCTCTACTTGCACCTGCTGCTCCTGTGTTACCACTTGAACCATTTGATCCTGAAGTACCTGATTGGCCACTTTGTCCTGAATTACCAGTATTACCTGTATTACCATTTGAACCATTTGAACCTGATGTTCCTGATTGACCACTTTGTGCTGAAGAACCTGTACCACCTGTGTTACCGTTTGAACCTGTTGTTCCTGTTGAACCTGAAGTACCTGATCCTGCACTTTGACCTGATCCTCCAGAATCACCACTTGAACCTGTAGTTCCATCTGCTCCTGAAGATCCTGCTGAACCTGCTGTTCCACTTAATCCTGAAGCACCTGCATTACCATTTGAACCATTTGAACCATTAGTACCTGATTGTCCACTTTGACCACTAGCACCTGTAGCACCTGCTGCTCCATTTGAACCATTTGAACCTGAAGTTCCTGATTCACCACTTACGGCTGAAGCACCTGCATTACCCGCAACACCATTTGAACCATTTGTACCACTAGATCCTGAAGTGTTTGATGATCTACTTGCTCCTGCTCCACCTGTAGCACCTGTTGAACCTGAAGTTCCTGTTGAACCTGAAGTTCCTGATGCCCTACTTGCACCTGATCCTCCTGTATTACCATTTGAACCGTTTGAACCCGAAGATCCAGAAGTACCTGATCCTGCACTTTGACCTGATCCTCCAGAATTACCACTTGAACCTGTAGTTCCATCTCCTCCTGAAGATCCTGCTGAACCTGCTGTTCCACTTAATCCTGAAGCACCTGCTACTCCATTTGAACCATTTGAACCATTAGTACCTGATTGTCCACTTTGACCGCCAGCACCTGTAGCACCTGCTGCTCCATTTGAACCATTTGAACCTGAAGTTCCTGATTCACCACTTACTGCTGAAGCACCTGCTGCACCAGCGTTACCATTTGAACCATTTGTTCCACTAGATCCTGAAGTATTTGATGATTTACTTGCACCTGCCCCACCTGTAGCACCTGTTGAACCTGAAGATCCTGTTGAACCTGAAGTACCTGATGCTCTACTTGCACCTGCTCCACCTGTGTTACCGTTTGAACCATTTGATCCTGATGAACCTGAAGTTCCTGATCCTGCACTTTGACCTGATCCTCCAGAATTACCTGAAGAACCTGTTGTACCATCAGCACCTGAAGATCCTGCCGAACCTGCTGTTCCACTTAATCCTGAAGCACCTGCTACTCCACTTGAACCGTTTGAACCATTTGTTCCTGAACCACCACTTTGTCCTGAAGAACCTGAAGTACCACTACCTCCTGAATCACCTGACGAACCATTTGTTCCACTAGATCCTGAAGTATTTGAAGATGCACTTTGACCTGCTGCACCGGCATTACCAGTTGAACCATTTGATCCTGATGAACCACTTGTAGCTGATGATTTACTTGCACCTGCTGCACCAGTATTACCATTTGAACCATTTGAACCTGAAGATCCAGAAGTACCTGATCCTGCACTTTGACCTGATCCACCAGCATTACCTGAAGAACCTGTTGTTCCATCTGCCCCACTTGATCCTGATGAACCTGCTGTTCCACTTAATCCTGAAGCTCCTGCTACACCTGAAGATCCGTTTGAACCATTTGTACCTGAACCACCACTTAAACCTGAAGATCCTGAAGTACCACTTCCACCTGAATCACCAGATGAGCCATTTGTTCCTGATGAACCACTAGTTGCAGAACCTGCACTTTGACCTGCATTACCTGTATTACCTGAGGAACCATTTGAACCTGAAGATCCTGATGTTTGACTACTTCCTGATGACCCTGTTGTTCCTGATGCTTTACTTAAACCACTTGATCCCGTTGAACCCGAAGTTGCACTTTCCCCACTTGATCCTGTTGTTCCATCTGCACCACTTTGTCCTGATGAACCAGCTGTTCCACTTAATCCTGAAGCACCTGCTACACCTGAAGATCCATTTGAACCGTTTGTACCTGAACCACCACTCTGTCCTGAAGAACCTGAAGTACCACTTCCACCTGAATCACCTGACGAACCATTTGTTCCTGAAGATCCTGAAGTGTTTGAAGATGCACTTTGACCAGCATTACCTGTGTTACCTGAAGAACCGTTTGAACCTGAAGATCCTGATGTTTGACTACTTCCTGAAGATCCTACTGTTCCTGAACCTCCACTAGCACCTGAAGAACCAGTTGAACCTGAAGTTGCACTTTCCCCACTTGATCCTGTTGTTCCATCTGCACCACTTTGTCCTGATGAACCCGCAGTTCCACTTAATCCTGAAGCACCATCTACTCCACTAGATCCAGCTGAACCATTTGTACCTGAACCACCACTTAAACCTGAAGAACCTGAAGTACCACTTCCACCCGAATCACCTGATGAACCATTTGTACCACTAGATCCTGAAGTGTTTGAAGAAGCACTTTGACCCGCATTACCTGTGTTACCTGAAGATCCGTTTGAACCCGAAGATCCTGATGTTTTACTTTCACCTGAAGATCCTACTGTTCCTGAACCTCCACTGGCACCTGAAGAACCAGTTGAACCTGAAGTTGCACTTGCTCCTGAAGAACCTGTAGTTCCATCTCTTCCTGAAGAACCTGACGAACCTGCTGTTCCACTTAATCCTGAAGCACCTGCTACTCCACTAGATCCAGCTGAACCATTTGTACCTGATTGTCCACTTAAACCTGAAGATCCTGAAGTACCGCTTCCACCTGAATCACCAGATGAACCATTTGTTCCTGAAGATCCTGAAGTGTTTGAAGATGCACTTTGACCTGCTGCACCCGTATTACCTGAAGATCCGTTTGAACCCGAAGATCCTGATGTTTTACTTTCACCTGATGAACCTACTGTACCACTGCCTCCACTGGCACCTGAAGAACCAGTTGAACCTGAAGTTGCACTATCTCCTGAAGAACCAGTAGTACCATCTGCACCACTTGATCCTGATGAACCTGCAGTTCCACTATTACCTGAAGCTCCTGCTACACCTGAAGATCCAGCTGAACCATTTGTTCCTGATTGTCCACTTTGTCCTGAAGAACCTGAAGTACCGCTTCCACCTGAGTCACCTGATGAACCATTTGTTCCTGAAGATCCTGAAGTATTTGAAGAAGCACTTTGACCTGCTGCACCTGTATTACCTGAAGATCCACTCGAACCTGATGACCCTGCTGTTCCTGATGCTTTACTTAAACCACTTGAACCTGCTGTTCCTGATGCTTTACTTAAACCACTTGATCCTGTTGAACCCGAAGTTGCACTTTCACCTGATGAACCTGTTGTCCCATCAGCTCCTGAAGAACCTGATGAACCTGCTGTTCCACTATTCCCTGCTACACCTGATACTCCACTAGATCCAGCTGAACCATTTGTACCAGATTGTCCACTTAAACCTGAAGAACCTGATGTTCCACTACCTCCTGAATCACCTGAAGAACCATTTGTACCACTAGATCCTGAAGTATTTGAAGATGCACTTTGACCTGCTGCACCCGTATTACCTGAAGAACCGTTTGAACCCGAAGATCCTGATGTTTGACTACTTCCTGAAGATCCTACTGTTCCTGAACCACCACTGGCACCTGAAGAACCAGTTGAACCTGAAGTTGCACTATCTCCTGAAGAACCAGTAGTACCATCTGCGCCACTTGATCCTGATGAACCTGCTGTTCCACTTAATCCTGAAGCAGCTGATACACCACTTGAACCTTGTGAACCTGAAGTTGCACTTGCTCCCGAAGAGCCTGCTGTTCCACTACCACCTGAATCACCTGATGAACCTACAGAACCTGAAGTTCCTGAAGAACCTGAAGTTGCACTTGCTCCTGCTTCTCCTGCATTACCACTTGAACCATTTGAACCTGATGAACCAGCTGTTGCTGATGCACCTGAAGATCCTACTGTACCACTTCCACCACTTGAACCATTTGTACCTGAAGATCCAGAAGTTTTACTTTCTCCACTTGAACCTGTAGTACCATCATCTCCTGAAGAACCTGATGAACCATTAGTTCCACTTAATCCTGAGACACCAGCTAAACCTGATGAACCTGAAGTTCCATTATCTCCTGAAGAACCATTTGAACCACTTGTACCTGCTGAGCCTGAAGTTCCACTTCCTCCACTTTCTCCACTTGAGCCTGTTGTTCCATCAGCTCCTGAAGAACCTGATGAACCTGCTGTTGCTGCTAAACCTGATGCTCCTGCTACACCACTAGATCCCGTAGATCCTGAAGTTGCACTTGCTCCTGAAGATCCTACTGTTCCTGAACCACCACTTAAACCTGAAGATCCTGTAGATCCTGAAGTTGCACTTTCTCCACTTGAACCTGTTGTACCATCGTCTCCTGATGATCCAGAAGAGCCATTAGTACCACTTAAACCACTTACACCTGCAAGACCTGATGAACCTGAAGTACCATCATTACCTGAAGAACCGTTTGAACCACTTGTACCTGCTGAGCCTGAAGTATTTGCTTGACCTGATAAACCTGCTGAGCCTGTTGTTCCATCAGCTCCTGAAGAACCTGATGAACCTGCTGTTGCTGCTAAACCTGACGCTCCTGCCACACCACTTGAACCTTGTGAACCTGATGTCGCGCTTAAACCACTTGAACCTACAGTACCACTACCACCTGATGAACCACTTGATCCTGCTGAACCTGAAGTTTTACTTTCTCCACTTGAACCCGTTGTACCATCATCTCCTGAAGAACCTGATGAACCATTAGTACCACTTAAACCACTTGCACCTGCAAGACCTGATGAACCATTAGTTCCATTTCCACCTGAAGATCCATTTGTACCTGAAGATCCTGAAGTTTTACTTTCACCTGAAGAACCCGTAGTTCCATCTGCACCTGATGATCCTGATGAACCTGCTGTTCCTGCTAAACCTGAAGCACCTGCTACTCCACTTGAACCTTGTGAACCTGAAGTTGCACTTAAACCACTTGAACCTACTGTTCCTGATTCACCTGAAGATCCACTTGTACCTGCTGAACCTGAAGTTTTACTTTCACCTGATGATCCTGTTGTTCCATCATCACCTGATGAACCTGATGAACCATTAGTTCCACTTAATCCTGAAACACCAGCTAAACCTGATGAACCTGAAGTTCCATCTGCTCCTGAAGAACCTGCTGAACCTGTTGTCCCACTTGAACCTGAAGTTCCACTTGAACCCGAAGTTCCACTTTCTCCACTTGAACCTGTAGTACCATCGTCACCTGATGATCCTGAAGAACCATTAGTTCCACTTAAACCACTTACACCTGCAAGACCTGAAGATCCATTAGTACCAGTCGCTCCTGATGAACCTGATGAACCACTTGTTCCTGATACACCAGCAGAACCATTTGAACCTGCTACACCACTTGTACCTGATGATACTTCAACATATCCTATTTTACCAGATCCTGTTGCATATGTTAATACAAAAGGAAAATCTTGTATTGGTGCTGATTCTATTTTAAAATCATCTCCTGTTCCACTTATATCAAAAGTACTACTACCTGTTACTGCAAACCCTCCAGCTACTCCTCCAACTGATCCTGTAATCTGAGCTGATCCTGAAAATGGGAAACCTTGTCCACTACCTCCAGCACTATCACTTAATGTTCTACCAACATATTGATAAACTGAACATTTTACTGTATCACCTGTAGTAGGTGCTACATCTGCATCCACAAACTGTATTACACCTGTTTTATAATCAAACTGATAATTTGATGGGTTTTGTTTAGTACCATTTACTCTAATAGTTACATTATAACCTGGTGTTAAATCTTCTGTATCAGCATTTGTTAAAGATGGATCCGAATATTTTGGAGAAATAAAACTACCTTGTTGACCTGCTTGTATAATTTGAGGTGTTACTGCAGTTGCTGGGTTATGTCCTGATGCTGATATTAAAAAGAATACTTCTGTTTTTGAACCATTAACAACATTTGAGGGTGTTAATTGTTCTTGATAATAATATCTTAATAAATTAGCACTACCAGATAACACATATTCTCCATTTTGAGTACTCCCTGAGTATGGTAAACCTGTAGTTGGGATAGCTGCTTGGTCAATATAAACTTCAGATGCATTGATGTCAAGTACACTTGTGAATGCTTCTTGAGCATCCGAACTTTGTTCCATCGTATACCTCCTACTCGCAAGTAACCTATTTGATTTTTTAGTTTTATCTAATGCCATCCTTTATTTTATGCAATTGTTATATTTATACTTGTTATTGGTGTTGGATCATTTTTATATCTTATTATAACTATAAAGTCTTGATCTGAAGCATCTAAAACCATACCATCTCCATTTCTCATTGGCATGTTATAATTATTTCCACTTATACTACCACCAACATTACCATATAAAGCAATGTTAGATGTAAATGGGTTAATAAAACCATCATTAGCTTGGCTAGCAATAATAAGGTTATCTGTAGTTGCAGTTGGGTCATATATTCTTGGTGGAGTATAATTTCCGGTTCCTGAACTTTTAAATATTATTGCTGCTGATATACCATTCGATGTTGAATTCCAAGCTTGTAAAGTAGTACCTAAACTCATTGTTACACTTCCTGCTCCTGTATTTAAATTTCTTTGAAATGCTCTAGCATAATAAATATAATCTCCTGATGATGGGTTTGCTGGAGACCAATACCCAAATGAACCACCGGCTTCAACTAAATAGCCAGGTTTTACTTGTAATTCTAAAGGATCTAAAATATATTCATCATATGTAGATGTAGTAAATTTATCACCACCAGCATATGTTCCTACAAGTAAGTTATTATTAATTTTTATTCTATTATCTTCTCCCGAGAAATTTTCTGTCCATGAAGTTGTTCCAACTAATGCACTTCCGTCATATCCTTGAGCTCTACCATAATAAGCCATTGAACCTGATGCTACTAAAGCTCCATATGTCCCGGGTTTAAAGAACTCATATGTATTTGTATTTGTATTTATATCAACTCCATTTCTTCTTCTACACCTATCTTCTGTAGTAAATGTTGTTGGGTTAATTGTAGCTTGTCCTATATTAGTTGTACCTGTAGTACCAGCATCTACTACTAAACTACCTCCTAATTTTACTAAATCATTTTCTGTTGGGACAGTTCCAATTACTCTAGCAGTTGTTCCTGTAGAATCAAATATAAAATTAGATGTTTGAACTGAACCACCATTTGTACTTCCTAAATCAACACCACCTGCTCCATTATTAATTACTAATATTCCATTAGATTCAAATATTCTTGCAAATGTAGTACTTGATGCAAACATTGGATCAAATGCATTTGTTATTGAAGCTGAAGATTCCCAAGTTGCTCCTCTTAAATAAGCAGCACCTGATAATGATCTTGATGTTGCTGTTAATGATTGACTACCAAAATACCCTATAGCTGGTGTGTTTGTTGATATGCCACTATTAATTGCTGTTGTTGGGGCATAAAATATTTCTTCATTTTGAGCAAAGAAATCTGAATAATTAGATGAACCTGATTGTACAGCAACTGAAGATGAAAAATAATAATAACCTGATGAAGTTACATTACCTAAACCAACACCACCATTATATAATAATTGATCAAAAATACTTACAAATTTACCATCTTGATAAGCATCAGGGATTAAAGCATTACCAGTTGCAATATTTCCTATAGTTAAACCATTTGCTGTTCCTGGTCCTGTTTTTGATAAAAGATGAACAGAGGTTGAGGTTGCTGTAACTGGACTTTTTGCTGAGTTATTATAAAATATATATTGATCTGATCCTGATACATTAAATGCTTGTCCTATATTTCCTAAACCAAACAGTTGAGTATCTACTGATGAAGAAACAATTGTTGAACCTCCTGCTACTGATGAATATTCTTTTTTAAATGATGAATTATTGTAAATTGGGCTAATTCCACTAAATATAGTTGAACCTGGAGTTGCAAATCCTTTTGAATTTAAATAATTAATTACGTCGTTAGTACTTGATTGAGGCACACGTCCGCTAGGTGCTGTTCCAGTACCATTATTGGATGTAGATACGCCTAAACTCGCGTAAGTACGTGTATTTGGGGCTGCGTCTGGTGCAGAGGCACTTAATAAACCTGCCATAAACCTTACTATTTCTGCTGTGTCTGTATTATGGTCAAAATTATTAAAATATGAGCCATCTAAATCTGTTTTCCATGCTTTTGATGTAGGAACTCCTACATTATCTGTATAATGCCATACTGATTCACTTACAGTTAAAGCATATTTAGCTGTTCCCCCTCCTGTTCCTGCATTTGAAGCTGTTATATTAGCTCCTGTTGTTGTAAATGGTGATTGTTGTATTGTACTTCCTGTTACTTGTAATGAAGAAGTAGTACCAAAAATAGTACCTGTTACAACATTAAATATTCCATCTGTAGTAGCACCACCACCACTTCCATATGAACCTGTATAATAAACTAATCCTGTAGATTCATCTCTTACTAATACTCCATATGATTGCCCTGGATTTTCAGATGCACTAATATTTAATAAACCAGAAGCACTTATAGAACCTGTAATAAAAATACCTGAACCTGTAGTTCTAAATTTTTCAGAACCACTAAAATATAATTGAACTACACCAGCAAGTGAATCTGCTGTTACTCCTCCTTTAGTTCCTCTAAAATAATTACCACCAAGATTATCTTCTAATACAAGTGAATTTGCTGCTCTTAAAAATAAAAATCCTTGCCCTTGATCCTCTATGTAACTATTACTACTATCATGATAAATTTTTAAATCACCACCACCCCCACCAGCTTTGTCACCTAATCTTATAAAAGTATTATCTGGTAAAGAAAGATCTCCATTAAGACCAAGTGAACCTGTTATTTGTAAATCATTTGTAGTAGCGTAAAATGAACCAGTTTCAACAAATATACCTGATCCACCACTACCACCTGTAGAATTTATTGTTACTATACCTTTACCATCTGCAGGAGAAATTGTAACATTAGATCCGGCTACAATTTGGTTAACTCCACCTGCTCCTGCTATATCTACACTATGTGTAACACTACTGCTAGGAAAGAAAAATGATAAAATAGATGCAGACAGAGAACTAGAGTAGTAGAGTGACTGGAAATTGCCATCTACTTCTGCGAACGTTAACTCGGAACCTTTGTTCTGTCTTAATATTATACCCATCTAATTTTATTTATAAATATTATGAAATTCAATATTACTATATATTTTCTGTAAATCCTGTAAAATCATTATCACTTTGAATTTCTAATCGTGATGGATTATTATTACTATTTTGATTTAACTGCTCTATACTTTGTACTGTTTCCATATTAAATATAATTTGTGAGGGTGTATTAAATTTTCTATTAAGTTTACTTAGGTGTTTTTGAACTGTATCTGGGACTAAATATCCATATAATTTTAAAGAGAATGTTGCTTTAACTGATCTTTCTCCTTTTTGTTCTATTTGTACTGGAGTAGCAAAATTATCAATTCTAGCTCTAAATTGATATCTTTCAGGATTACCCCAATATGAATCTGATGCGTAATTTATAGCTTCAATAATTTTATTTAATTGTTCTACATAATAAGTAGCAATTATAAAATCATAAGTCATATTAACATAATCTGGGACTACTACTGCATAGTTTGTTTTTAATGGTTGTTGATTATTTAATATTGCAAAATTATCATATGCATTTTTAGTACTATATTTCTTTTGAAATACATTTACATTATGTGGATTATTTGCATCTAATTTGTTAGCTATATTTCTTACTTTTTCAATATTATTACGTTTAAAAGTAATTAAAGGTAACATAATTTTGCCTTTTTTATCTCTATAGTAACCATCTTTTTGTACTTGTTTCCATCTTTCAGGGGAGCCATAAATAAAAGGTACTTGTTGAACTACTCCATTTTGCATAACAGTAGGTTGAATTACTTCTTCCATATAGTACATTATAGCTTCATCAATATCTTTAATACCTAAAGAAAATGGTTTTGTATTATCATCTCTAAATGATACTTGATTTCCTCTATTAAAAGTACCAGAATCATTAGGATTACCTGTATCCGAAAAACCAGGTGAACCCGCAGGCGGGTTATATGGTTCAATTTGAGAATTTAATATTTCTCTTTGAGTCTTCGGTATTGGTGTTTTTCCTCTATTAGCCATTTAGTGATGGGTTTGAATTATTTCCTGTATATAATCTTTCTTGTGTTATTCCTACTTTATCAGCTGGTACATAATGTGTTTCACAAATTATAGAAACTGACTGGCCAAATTGATCTAATCCAGGATTTTGTATTTGTGGTGAATTAGGATAATCTGGATTTTTACCCATAAAATATTGGTTAGCATTAACCACATCTACTTCATAGTAACCTTCTTGATATAAAATAATATCACCTACTTCAGGAACTAAATCTGCTCCATATTGATAATTTGTAGGTTCAAAATCTAAATTAAAATCTTCCATTTTGCCTAATAAGTCATCTCTTAAAAACTTAAATGTAGCACCCCAAGTAAAGTCAGTACCTAAATCTGTTTCAGGGAAATCTTCATTTGCTCTATCAATAAGACAATTTAACAAGACAGGACCCATGTAATATTTTTCCTCAGCTGCTTCACCATATAAATTTACTTTAGTTTCTTCTAATTTAAACTTATAGAATGAGCATTGTTGAGTAATAACATCTGCCATTAACTCCCTATTTACGTGTCTAAATAGGCTTATGTCTCTTGCTCCTCCAAATAATGCCATATTATCCTATATAAATTGGAAATGGAACTTTTCCTAGTTCTTTTTCCAGGTAATCACCTTCTATTGCTCTTCTTTCTAATAATTTTTCTCTTGACATTTCACCTAAATAAGCTCTTAATCTGTCAATTAATCTTTCTTTTTCACCTGTTGCGGCTGTAATTAAGTCATTTGCATTTAATGTAACGTTATCTCCTGGTATTGGTACTACCTGATATTTACCTCTAACATATCCTAACATTTCTTTACATACTGCTAAAGCATAATCAAATATCCAAGCTCTACCTATAGAATTAATTTTATCATAATTTGGATTTTTATAAGGTACATCATAGATATTAGTTATTGTACTACTTCCACCTACTACAAATGAAGCACTTGAACGTTCGGAATTTAGAATATATTCAAACCACATTGTTTGAGGATGTCCATCAGGTATAGGAAATAATCTTAAATTATTATTATGCATTTCAAATGAATAATTAGATCTTCTAATCATATCATTAAATTCAATTTGTTGAATTACCTGTAAATCATAATTCATAGGCATTAATACAAAATCAACACCTGCTGGTGAGTAATTACCAAAACCAAATGAATCCATTAAATCCATAGTACCCATTCCTGATCCTACATAAGGATCAAAAAATCTTAATAATGCTGGGGGTGCTTCGTAAAACACTCTCATAATTTCTATATCATGTCCTTTATAATGAGGAATATTTTCATCCGCCCATTTTTCTAAATCATAATCTTGAACACTTTTTGTTAATTGTATTTCACCTTTATGCCATGTAACATTACCCCCAGTACCAGCTTCAACTCCATATTGCTCAGCAATTTGAATAACTCTTCCTAAATTAGGAATTACAAGTGTTTCTTCAGCATCAAATGTCCCTTCAGCACCGTCATATGTTAAATAATTATCCCTAACTCTATAAGCATATACTTCGTTAGCATAATCAGTAACTGCTTCCTCTAATGCTGTATAAAAATTAAATTTTTGTAATTCAATATCAACTATTGGATAACCTAATCTTTGTGCTGCAAATTTTGCAAACTTATCTGCGTCTTGCTGGAATTCTATATCATTATCATAAAATCCAAAAGGTGTATCTCCTGGGTGGAATGAACTAGAACCGGGCCATATTGGTATATTTGCCATATTATTTTATTTTTAAGCGTTAACTACTACGTATTCAACATCAATACTAGAACTTAAAGAATAAACAGATATAAATTCTATATCTTGACCAAAAGTTCCATTAAATAAACTACTTGTTACATTAGGGCTTGAAAACATTAAAGATGAAGTTGGTAAACATTCCATAGTCCAATATTTAGCTCCTCCACCATCATCTGATGATGTAAAATTAACTGCTAAAGATGCTGAATTATCTAAATTAGAAATTCTTACATATTTCATACTACTAGATGGAAATGTACCAGCGCCAGGATCAACACCATTAACATTAATTAAATCTATAGATGTTGTTTGAGGTACAGTTACAAATCTTCTATCCACATTAGTTACATTATCAATTGTAAAAAACGTTTCATTAAGAGTTTTAATATCCTTAACAATATGTTCCTCCTTAATTTTTATTTGAAATTTTGTTGGAGTTAATGTTGATGCCATAATATATTTTTTGTTATAAATATATAAAAAATTATTCCCAATTATTTATTTCCGGGTTTTTCCGCTACTTCCTGAGGTACCCTTAAACATACCTTTTTCTTCTGCTTCCTCATAGATTTCAATTAAATTATCAACAATAGGATCTCTATGATTTTGCATTAAAGTTATACTAGTCATTTTTTTAATTCTTCTAGCAGCAGCATATAAAAATCTAAAACCAGAATCTGCTTTACCTCTTAAATCAATTTGATGATCATCACCACAAACTATCATTTTTGATCTTAAACCTATACGAGTTGAAATCATTTCCATTTGTTCATGAGTAACATTTTGTGCTTCATCTACTATAATACATGAATCTAAAAATGTTCTACCTCGCATAAATGCTAAAGGTACTATTTCTATTTTTCCATCTTCAATTAATTTTTCAACTTTAACTTTATCAAACAAAGAATACATATTTTGATAAATTGGTTGAATCCAAGGATCCATTTTTTCTCTTAAATCACCAGGTAAAAATCCTATTTCTTCTTTTGATACTGTAGGACGTGTAATTACAATTTTTGTGTAATGTCTTCTTAACAATCCATCTAATGCTATATTACAAGCTAATAATGTTTTTCCTGAACCTGCTCTACCAGCTAATACTGATAATGTGTGATCTAGTATTTTTGCCTTTGCTTCTTTTTGTTCTTCGTTTAATTGTAATTTAAATTTAATTGGGTTTTTTACTATTCTTTTTTTTCTGAATACTTCGTCCTTATGATGGTTCGATGTCATTATTCGTTTCTTTAATTTTGATTAATTTATCAAGACCTGCATTTACATGCATTGTATCATCTAGAATGGTCTCAAATTTATATCTAGAATCTAGAGGTAGAACTAAATCTACTTGTGACCCCCATCTAATCAAACTGAATCTTTCGTTTTGTGTACAAAGATCCCCCTGTTGTTTAAAAGGGGCTATTACATTTACATCTTCATCTGCTATTTGTATTATATGATATGTGTAATCTAAAGAAGGAACATACACTTGGTTAGACATCCTTTCATTGTACTTTAAGTACGCCATGTTATTCGGATTGATTACTTTATTTAAAATATCCTTCTCTACCGCTAACATTGGTTTGTTTGTAGATTCAATAGGTTCCAAACGTTTATACTTAAGTACACCACCATAAGGAATTCTATTAATATGTACATCATAAAATGACATAAATATTCCAATAACTAAAGAAGGTTTATTATAATCGCTATCACCCATTACATCTTGGATAGTATAATCAATACCTTTTATTTCTAAAACTTGTTCACCAGGTTGAACTAATTTTTGATATAAAATAGTTCCATCTGCTGGACTATAAAAATGTTTATAATCTATGTGGGTTGATCTTAAGGGATCTCTAAAAAAGAATGTGTTGCTTAATTCTCCTACTGATAATTTAGATAATTTATTTACTTCACCATTTAACCAATCTTTTAAAGTCTCAGCCATTAAAGAAGTGATTTAAAATGATCAACTCTGTTTAAATGCATTACCATACAACTTAACATAGCTCCAGATTTCATATATTCTGATAGATTAAAAATTACAGGTTCCATCCCTTCATCAGAACATATTTTTTCTAATGAAGCAATTTTATGTTTTTCACCTTCATAAAATTCATCTCCTTTTTTCATTTCAGAAATATTTGAAGCACATAAAATCATATTACCTAATCTAACAGAATTAGCCATTCCATACATTGAGTCTTCTGCATCTATGTCTATTATGTTAGTATATTTGCTAATTTGCGCTAACTCGGTTTTATCATATAACTCAGTACAAACCATAGTTGACCGCGTATTTAACGGGAATATACTACAATCTAAATGGTACATATACTCATCAACCATTTTAACTTTAATAACTTTCATATTAAAGTTTTCTTCCATCCAATGGTATGTTTTTATATCTGAACGAATATCATATCCCCCTATATAAACATTATCTTTTAAATATTTTATATCTGCTTCACCTTCCCATTTATGAGGTGATATGTGAGTATTATAACCCATTTGTTTAAAGAATTTTTCACCTACATATTCTTCTCCTTGTCTTGGGGGTGAAGTATAATTTGATAATAAAATATGATTTTCATCACAAATATGTGGTAATTGTAATCCTAAATTTGCTACATAAATTAAATCTTGGAAATTACCTTCTGCAGGTAATAAATGTACTAATGATTGTCCAGCCATAAAGTTATACAAGTCCATAAACTGCTTATATGCCTTTGGTCTATTTATTGCTAATTCTTTATCGGACATTTCCTTCATCCAAACATTATTTGGATCATCTGTTGAAAATGTATGTGGGAAATTCATTACGTAACTTTGAATTGGTAACTGCGAGGGAGTTTCTTTCATTTTAATAACTGTTTTGTTTGAGTATAAATATACTAAGTACCTACTAGGTAACCAAATAATAAAAAAAAGCCCCGCTAATGCGGGGCTCTTAATTACTATTATTTAAAATCTATTGATTAAAGAGTATTTAAACCATTAACAAAGATTTTACCATAGAATTCTGGTCTTACGACTTTCTTAGCGTAACGAGTTAATAGACCTTTTCTTGGAGTAAAGGTATTTGGATCGTATACTAATGGAGTCATAATTAACGGAATATATGGAGCAAATACAGCACCAGCTTCTAAGAACTGACCTCCTCTAAATCCTAATAGGATTGTGTTTTCAGTCATGTAAGGGTTCTTATAAACAGTATATCTAGAGTTGATAGTACCAGCTTTCTGTACACCAAAAGCGTAAGAAGCTTTAGCAGCATCACCATCAGAAGTACTAGCAAATCCTGGTATAGATTCGATAATTGTAGCTACTGTTGGAGAACATACTAAGAAATTAGCACCACCTCTAAGAGTTTTCTGGTGAATGATATTACTTAACTTTTGGATTTTAGTTCCTAAAGTTTGGAACCATTGTCCTTGAGAGTTAAAGAACCCTAAGTCAGCATTTACAACACCTGTAGAACCAACTGCTAAGTTGTTCTGAGCACTCCACCATTCTGTACCAGCTGCAGCTGATTCGATCAACATATCAAGAATTTCTAAGTCAATTTCTAATGAAATGTACTCACTCATGATTGAAGTTAATTCAGCTTCTGCATCTAGAGAATGGTAAGCGTTAAGATCTTGAGCGAACTCAGGAGTCCAAACTGCTCTTAA